AACTTCGCCACCTGCTCCTGACCGTCGATCACAATCGCGACTTCCCCTCTGAACCGATTGGCCACGATCAAACCTCGGGGCCGTTGTCGATGACCTGCTCTGCCTCCGCGGCAAAGCTCAACATGCCCGCCGATTGCAGGCTCAACTCATAGGTCACCTCACCGTTCAAGGTTCCCGCATATTCGAAGGACGCAACCTGGAACGGCCCCTGCACCACTCCGAATTCCGGGATCACGATCTGGAAATCCGGTGTCAGCCCGTCAAAGAAAAGCTGTCGGGCGCGTTCATCCGTGCCCGCGTCCCGAAACACGCCCGACCCGCTGATCGCGGCCGAACGCACCCCGGCCCCGACCAGCAACTCGCGCCACCCGCCCTCACTGTCCAACGTCGTGACGTCCACCGTCTCCGCGTTGAAACTCACCCGTGTAGCGCGCAACCCGGCAATCGTTTCGAATTGCCCGTCACTTGTCATATCCACTTTGACCAAAAGGTCTTTGCCTGCCTGAACAGCCATCATATTTCTCCTGATTTGCCGAAAACTTGTCGAAAACCTCAGTCGTCCTGCACCCGCGCACGGAACCGCAGATCAATCTGCCGCGCCGATACCGCATCAATGCGCCGGGCTGCCGCCCGCTCAAAACGCATGCTGACCAACCGCCCCCGCGACAGGTTGAGGTTCGCGTCATGCAACGCATCGCTGATCGCCCCGGCCGCCCTTTTGGCCTCCGCAAAACCGGGGCTGGTCGTGATCACCGATACCGTGAACCGATGCACCGCGCCGTCACCGCTGATGTCCGACGCATCGGTTGCCACTTCGCCGCCCAGACGCACGTAGATCGGCGGCAAATTTCCTGCGGGCACCGCGTCGTAAATCGCCGTCCCGACAGTGCCGGCCAATGCCGCATCCGCGACAAGCGCCTGATAAACTGCCGTCTGCAACGGCTCTGACAGGGCGAAACTCATACGACCTCCTCCTCTGCCACGAAACAGGTCAGATACCGACCATCCCGGTCCCGCTCTGCCACGGCCTCAATCGCGAACACCCGCGCGCCATCGCGGAACCGCTGCTGAGGTTTCGGCCGTTGCTGTGATCCGAACGGCCCCCCCCGCACAACGATCCGATGACTGACACGGCTGATCGGCGCGCCCCCCTGCGCCGTCTCCCGACCCGTGCGCGCCTCGATCTGCGCCCACAAGGTGCCCAGAACAACCCATCCTTCGACAAATCCGCCCGCGCCGTCCTCTGCCCGCTCGGGGGCCTCAAGGATCAGTGCATGGCTCAACACAGGGGCGCTCATCCGCCGAACCCCAGGCGCACCGCTTTGTACCGTTCAATCAGACTGCTGACCCCAAACGGCATGCACCCATCGGCCAGCCCCGTATCATTGCGATATTCATAGTAATGCGCCGCCAGCATCAGCACGGCCTGTGTCAAATCACCCGGAATACTGGCCCAATCCGGCCCAAATCCCGCAACAAACGACACTTTGACCGCGCCCCCCGCAGGCACTGTCGGCAGGGCCGATCCCCCCGCACGCAACCGAGGCCGCTGCATGTCGCGCTCCAACCAGTAGTCGGCCGCGTCAACCTGCACCTGGCCACCGTCACGGGCCACTTGGGTGACGCTGTTTATCGCCACCACCGGAGCCACCGGAAACACCTGCCCATACGGCTCACGCCACGCCGATACCGTCCAGATGAACGTCCGCGAAATTAACACCTTGCCTGTACGTGCCTCAATCGCCGCCATCGCAGCACGCAGAAATGACCGCGCCAAGGTGTCTTGCACGTCATCCGCATCAAACCCGCTGCCAAGCCGCAAATGTGCCTTGAACGCGTCCAGCGGCAACACCGCGTCCAAGACCCCTGTCTCTTCGATCAACATCATGGATTGTCTCCAAACTTTGCCCCTCAAGGCTGGGTCACAAAAACCCGGACGCGCGGCCACCCATCCTGCTCGGTCAGAGGGGAGCAGCTAGGCAGAACAGGCTTGAAACGGGTCGCGCGCCCGGACCGGGGTCAAGTCACCCCGGCCCCGGCATTCGGCAAAGCTTACACCGCGCCGAATTTCAGCAGCTTGATGGCGGCAAAATCGCTGACATCACCACCGACCCGCTTGGTCGCATAGAACAGCACATGCGGCTTGGCGCTAAACGGATCGCGCAGGATCCGAAGATCAGGACGCTCCGCAACCGTATAGCCTGCGGCAAAATCACCAAACGCGATTGAGAAACTGTCCGCCGCCGCGTCCGGCATATCCTCCGCCACCAGCACCGGATACCCCATCAGCTGCGCAGGCTCCCCTGCCGCCAACCCGTCCGACCACAAGAACCGCCCGTCATTGTCCTTGAGTTTGCGGACCACGCCCGCCGTCTTGGAATTCATCACAAACGCACCATTCGCGCGGTACTGCGCCCCAAGCGCATAGACCAGATCAATGATGTTATCCGCATCAACGTCCCCGGAAATGCCCGTTGGCACATACCCCAGGTTGCCCCAGACCCAGACGTCATTGTCAACCGTTGCATGGGTCAGGAACCCCTTGGGCTTGTCGATGCCATCCCCCCCGATAAACGCCGATGACTCGGCACGCGCAAACTTGTCGGCAATCCGCCCGGCAAGCCAACCCTCAATGTCAAATGCGCTGTCATCCAAAAGCCGCTGTGACGCCTTGGGCAGCGCGCTCAACTCATGGAGCGGGATGGTGATCCGGTCGATCTGCGGGGTGTCCGTCTCCGCCTGTGGCCCGGCCTCGGTGGCCCAGCCTGCTCCGACATCGGTGTGATCCACCAAAACATCATAGGATGTCGCCTCTACCCTCACCACCGAGGCAATCGCGCGAATGGACGCCGTCGCATTCAGCACCGACTGCACGGTCTCCGATGTCTGCGGATCAACCAGATAGCCACCGTCCGAATTGACCGCCGTCGAAAGCGATTTCCCCTCCAGCTCCAGCCCGCGCATCGCGTCGTCATCGCCATTGCGCAGATAGGCGTTGAATGCCTTCTGATGCGGCGCTGCGGTCTCGACCGCTCCCCCCAGTGGTGTGCGTGCAGGCAGTGTCATCTTGCGGTCCAACATGGTCATTCGCTCTTCTGTTTGTTGAAGTTTGGTCTCAATTTCGGCCTGAAAGCCCTTGAAGTCAGTGACAAATCCCGTCACCGCCGCACGAACCTCTTCTGCCGGGGATGGCACGCCACCCCCCATTTCCGTCTTGCTCATCTAGGTGCCTCACCTTCGTAATCGGCGCGGGTTAACCGCGCGCCATCTCAGCGCGCGCACCCTCAAAGGCCGCCGCCATCTCCCGCAGAATGTCTCCAACGGGCACGAATCCGCCCTTGGACCCCACCCGCGCACTGGGCAGCATCGGGAATGTCACCAGCGACACCTCCCAAAGCTCCAGTTCCGACAAGAGCCGCTGGCCCTTGTTGTTTTTCGTGGCCTTCACCGTGCGATACCCGATCGACAGCCCGTCAATCGCCCCCGCTTCGATCAACGCCGCCGCCTCGCGACCCTTCTCGACGCTGTTCAGAATACGGCCCCGGACCCAAAGCCCCTTGGCGTCCTCCCGGACGTCATCCCATACGCCGATAGGTTGGCCGGGTTCATGCTGCCACAGCATCTTGATCTTGCGATCCGCTGCCCCAAGGGCCTTGAGGCTCGCGGCATAGGCCCCTGCCGCCACCACATCCCCCCCCTGGTCCACATCACCGAACAGGCTCGCATAGCCGCTGATCTCAAGCCCGCCTTCGACCTGTGACACCGCGCCAAACCGCATGAACTTGCATTCAAGCTCAGGTATCGCACCTGACATATCTTTCCCGACCTCCGGCAATATGCCGAAGCCACTTACATCCATTCCCATGATGTTCTCCCTGAAATTCAGACTGTTACGGCGTCACCACCAAAAACGACTGCACCGCCTGAGCGAGGATCACCGCAACCACCCCATAGACCGTCAGCCACAGCCGCCGCTCCATCCGCTCAATCATTTCTTCCAACCGATCCATCCGTAGGATCAAATTCTGATGATGGATCTCGCTGACCCGTTCATGGGCCTGCAACCGGAGCCCCGGCGCGCACTCAAACCGTTCAAAGGGAAACTCAGCCATCCACCGCCACCGCAGGCAGCCCCAGGAGCGCGCGTTTTTCAGCCTCCGTCAGGAAATCCGCCTGTGCCACCCGGCTCCATTGCGCATCACGTTCCGCCGCCAGCGCCGGCACCTGATCCAGATCGGGCTTTACCTCGACACGCTCCGCCCTGTGTCCGGCCAGCCACGCGGCCAATGCCGCCGTCACCCTTGTCGCCAGAGGCAAGACCGTCAGACGATAAAACGCCCGATGCGCCTCCTGATAATTGGCATAGGTCGCGTCGCCCTGAATGCCCAGCAACATCGGCGGCACCCCAAAGGCCAGCGCAATCTCGCGCGCCGCCGCCTCTTTGGTCTTCTGGAACTCCATGTCAGACGGCGAAAACCCCATCGGTTTCCAATCCAAACCACCTTCCAATAACATCGGACGCCCGGCATTGCGCGCACCCTGATGATGGCTCTCCATCTCACTGACCAACCGATCATACTGATCTTCGCTCAACTTGCCCTGCCCCTCGGCCCCCTTGTAGACAATCGCTCCCGACGGCCGCGCCGCATTGTCCAGCAACGCTTTGGACCAGCGGGATGCGGCGTTATGCACGTCCATCGCCATCGCGGCGGCCTGAAACGGCGAAAACCCGTAATGGTCATCCTGCGGATGGAAATTCTTGATGTGACAGATGGGCGAGACGCCCTCGCCCTCGCTCACGCCAAACCGATGTTTGCGCCCCCCAACGGCATATTCATAACCCGCCGGCCAACCATCCGCCCCCGGCACCACCGACATCCGGTCAGAGCGCAGCACATGCAATTCAACCGGCACCGTCCCCTCACCTACCGCCTCTACATAGCCATTGCCCGACAACAACAACTGCGCGTAAAGCGCCTCCAGCAGCTCCGCACGCCCCTGCGCCCCGTTGGGCCGCGCCAGCAGGGCGGCGATTGGATGCTCCTCATACCGCCGCGCGCCATCCTGCACCACCAAGGGTAACGCCGCCGCAGCTTCCGCAATCAGCTTGACCGACCGAAAACCAACCGGATTGCCCATGAACCCTACCTTGGTCAGGCTGACCGCGTCGCGCGGGCTCCAGGCAACCCTGCCGCTTGTTTGAAACGCAACCACCGGACCCGCCGCCGAAGCCTTCCGTGCTGGCACAGACGCCGCCGCTGTTCCGCGCTTCAAAAAATCAAACATCGCGTTGCTCCTCATGCATCCCACCTTGTTCAGGTTGCCTCAATTGGCGTGATACCGAATATGCCACCAAGGTCTTAACCCCGCCGCCACCCACCGGACGCTCCTCGCGCAACACCACTACAAGGACCGCACCCCCGGCTGACGCCACCTGGCCGCAGGTTCGATCATCGCCTCGTGCAGCGCCCAGACCAACGCATCGACCCTGTCAGGCGAACCGCTGCCCTCATAGCCGCGTGGGGTGATCCGGCACATCTGATCCTCCAGTTGATCCAACCCCCGCACATGGCGTACACGGCCCTGCTCATACAGCGCCGCCACCGGCTCTGCCCGTGCGACCTTGCCCCTGCTTGCATGCACGGACTTGAGCGGCACCAGCGGATCAATCTGGCGCAGCACCTCACCCACCATCAAACCGCCCTGGTTGACCTCCGCCACCAGACGATCGGCACCATATTGCTCCATCGCTGAAATGGCCGCCCGCGCCCAACCAGATGGCGTAGCCCCCTGAACGGTACAGTCGGCCAACACGACCGCCTGCCAGTCCTGCACCGGCCCCTTGGTCATGGCCCCGACCACCACGATCCCGCATTCATCGGATCCGGCTCCGTTGGTTGTTGATGGATCCAGCCCGACAACCACCCGATCAAATTCCGGCACTTTGTCGATCCGTCCCGCCTCAAACAGTGCATTGGACCACAGCGCTCCCTCCGCCTCCATCAGCATGACACCCTCCAACTCCTGCCGACCCAGCCGCGTACCCTGATACCGGCTCTGCACCTCTTCAAGGAAAGACGCCGCCAGATTGGCCGCATTCGCCTGTGTTGGCGCATGGGTCTGCACTGTTGAGGGGGAAGCCAGCAATCGCTTGAGAACCTCCACATTGCGCGGCGTTGTGGTCACACACACTCTGGGATCATCCCCCAGACGCAGCGCGAACTGCAATTGATCCCAGGTCTCCTGCCCCTTCTTCCACTTGGCCAATTCATCGACCCATGCCGCGTCAAACTGCGGCCCGCGCAACCCTTCGGGGTCATGGGCCGTGTGCACCGTTGCCACCGCCCCGTTGGGCCAGACCAGCCGCTTGCGCCCCGCCTCCCAATCCGGTCGCCTGTCGTCTGGCGAACAGGCCAGAATGCCACTGTCGCCAAAGACCATCACCTCACGGACCTGCTCAATGGTTTCGCCAACCAGCGCCACCCGGCAACACCGTCCGGGATCATAAGGCATGGCCCCTTCCACCATCGTCCGAACCCATTCGGCACCTGCCCGCGTCTTGCCCGCACCACGGCCCCCCAGAACAACCCAGGTCCGCCAGTCCCCTTCCGGGGGCAACTGATGCGCCATAGCCCAGAATTCAAACAAATGAGGGAGAGCGCGCAGCTCTCCCTCATCCAACCCGTCAAGAAATTGGTGTTGCACCGTGACATCGGCGCAGCCGATCCAACTTGCACCCGATCGCAACCCGTGCGGCCTCCAGATCGAGGGCATAATTACCTCGTGCGATACCTGCTTGCTTCTTCCTGCACTCATTCAGATAGTTCTCCGCTTTGGCGCATTGTGTCGCCAGATCACGCGCGTTCTTCAGTGGCTTCGCCAGCGCTGTTTCAGTGATGCCATTCCCGTCTTTTGTCTCCTTGGTCAGTTCCTCGATTTCACGCCTGAGGTCTCGGACCGCCTCATTCAAGGCATCCAGCACTTCCGCCCCATGAGTCGTTTCGTGCTCCCGGATGATGGTTGTCATTGTGGCTCATACCTCTCGTATGGATCCCCCGACCAACCGGACATGAAAAAAGCGCCCTCAGGTTTCCCCAAGGCCGCTTGCCCACGTCGTCTAGCATGTCTGAATTTCTACCCTAAAGCGTACGATATGTCAATAAAAACTGTATTAACAACACGTTACAGGACCGCACGCCCTTCACGGATCACCCCGGTCCCCAGGGTTCTTTCCACCTAAGAGCGCCTGTTCCTCAATCGCCGCCCGTCGATGCACCCCCTGCGGCCTCCGACCCCCGTTCCGCTTCGATCCGCCGCCAGCGTGCGACGTTCTCGTTATGCTCGGCCAGGGTTTCGGCAAACGCATGCCCGCCGGTGCCATCCGCAACAAAGAAGATATACGGCGTGCTATCGGGTTGCGCCGCCGCCATCAGGCTAGCGCGCCCCGGATTGGCAATGGGTGTCGGCGGCAAACCCGCAATCACATAGGTGTTCCACGGCGTTTCCGCCCGCAACTCGGAGCGCCGCAAACCGCGCCCCAGAACGCCCTGCCCCTTGGTAATTCCGTAGATCACTGTCGGGTCTGTCTGCAACCGCATCCCCTGGTTCAGACGATTGACAAAGACACTCGCCACTTGCCGCCGCTCTTCCGCAATTGCCGTTTCCTTTTCCACAATCGACGCCAGAATCAGCAATTCCTCGGGGCTGTCGATCGGCAAATCTGCATCCCGCGCTTCCCAGGCAGCGGCAACCAATACCTCCTGCGCGGACTGCATATCCGCAAGCACATCGCCGCGCACATCACCGGGCCGCACTTCATAACTGTCCGGTGCCAGCGCGCCTTCGGGCGGCACATTTGCAATCTGCCCATCCAACACATCAATTGACTTGAGCGCCTCAACCACCTGCCAGCTGGTCACTCCTTCGGCCAGCGCAATCCGAAACCGTGTATCCCGCTCCGCTTTCTTTTCTGCGTAAAGGGCCGGTGCATTGTCTTGGCCTGCCGGGAACTGCACCTGTTCCACAAAACGGTTTGTCGCAGGGTCAAGCTCTCTGAGTTGAACGGAAACCCGGTTCACCCCGATGCGGTAAACAACTTCCGAACCACAGGTGCTGGCTCCGCCCTTGGTGATAATATCGACAATTTCGGACATCGACGTGCCGGGCTGCACCAGAAAACTACCCGCCTTCAACCGGCCCGTCTTGTCCTCATAGTCCGCCCCGACCCTGAAAATCGCCCCCGAACTGATTGCCCCCTGCTCTTCAAGATCACTGCTGACCTCGCGCATGTTCGACCCCCGATGGACCTGCAGACAAATCGCCTGCGCAAGCGGTCCCTCGTTCTGATACTCCGCGCGGCCCCACAGGATGACCCCACCCAAAAGGAACAGCCCCACCATAAGAAAGCTGATTGCGTTTGACGCAATATGTCGCCACATGGCTTATACTTTCCCGAACAGGACGCTTGCGTTGGTGCCACCAAAGCCAAAGGAATTGGACAGGGCGACGTTGATCTCGCGCGCCACTTTCCTGTTGGGGGCCAGATCAATGGCCGTTTCAACCGCCGGGTTGTCCAGATTGATTGTCGGCGGCGCCACCTGATCCCGAATGGCAAGAATGGAGAAAATCGCCTCGATTGCCCCGGCTGCACCTAACAGGTGCCCGGTGGCCGATTTGGTCGATGACATCGTCACCTTACCGGCATGTTCCCCCATCATCCGCTCCACCGCGCCCAATTCAATGGTATCGGCCATCGTCGAGGTGCCGTGCGCGTTGATATAATCAATATCCTTGGGCTCAAGCCCCGCCCCGCGCAACGCCGCGCGCATCGAACGTTCGCCGCCTTCGCCATCCTCGGAAGGAGCGGTGATGTGATAGGCATCCCCCGACAACCCATAACCGATCACCTCGGCGTAAATCTTGGCCCCGCGCGCCTTGGCGTGC